CTTGCTCGCTTCCTTACCTCTTTTCTTTTCATATCATTTCAATTTTTTCCATTTTACACTTTCTTTCCTCTCTTCTTACTTTTTCTCTTTTCACCTTTTTTTTCCTTTTTTTTCGGGGCTACTTCGGACTATTTATTTCTCCGTAAAACGCCTTCACTCGCTTATTTACCATAATCTTCGTGACATCATAGCTCATGATGCTCATTCCCTCTAATGATTTGATTCGAGACAATGCAACGTAACTCTGTCCGGCTTCAAATACCCCAGATCCGATATCAATGATACAGCGTTCCAGTGTTGCCCCCTGACTCTTGTGAATGGTTATTGCCCAAGACAGAATGAGGGGAATCTGTGATACGCCAATCCCGGGTATATTTTCGCTTACCCATGTGTGATAATTTATGGTCATCTCGAGACCATTATTGAACCGAACAACTGGTAATGGTGGGGTAGTCCCTGCTGGGTTCTCTACCATTCGTACAATGACGCCCTGACTTCCATTGCATATTGGGGTCGCGGATGTCGTCACCGCCTCTTCCATGTTGACTACACACATCACTTGAGCACCAACCCTAAGATGTACTGTTTCATCGCAAAGAATACTGTTCTTCAACGAAAACAGTTCCGTTGTAATTCGTTCTTTAGACTGAGATGCGCGCAGCTGTCTCTCCTTATCAGATAACGGGAGGTCGGTTATATATTTGAGTTCATATTTGTAGTTAGGACTGTCAGGATCCAAAATCGCAAGTTTTTCCATTTCAAGTCGGTTGATTTCATCGACACGTGACCGGGTTGCGTAAAGAATCGTTGGTTTGGTCTGAGGTGTACCATCTTCAGATACGTCGGGCAACAGCACACCGACGCGTGACCTGAGGATTTCATCGGTCTTGCGCGTAATCCGACCTTCCCGTACCTGGTTCAATATTTGACAATACACCGGATCGTTCTGGCGAAATATTTGTTTTAGTTGAATATGGTTCTCTTTCGGAAAGGTATGAAACCAGTTTTCGCTTTCAAAGCAGAACCGCGAGTTGTCAGGGTCTTCAGTATTGATGCCGACTGGCGGAAGTTGGTAGAAATCGCCACAGAAGATCAGCTGGATTCCACCAAAAGGACGCGAATGGCAGTTTCGAACCGTTTTCCCGACGATGTCCAATATATCAAACAGGCGTTTCGACATCATACTCACTTCATCCACGATGAGTGTACGTGTTTTTCGCCAGTCCTTCTTTTTGAAGAAGTTCTTGTCTACGCGATGAACAATTTGATCAATGTCTCCATTTGCCAGTCCAATCCCCGCCCACGAATGGGTCGTTTTCGCCTTACAGTCCAACATGACTGATGCACATCCGGTGAGCGCGCATACTTGGATATTGTGATCGCGCTGATTCGCGTATTTGTAAATCTCTCGAATGAGCGCGGACTTCCCTGTTCCACCAGGGCCTGTGATGAATACATTTTGTCCCGATTTGTATTTTTCGAATGCGAGTTTCTGTTCAGGTGACATGTGTTCTTGAAATGACATATCAGTATTCGCGGATTCACATTCTGGTATCGACGACGACGACGATGTCAACGCTACAGGTTGAGACTGCACAGCACACGATGTAGCTGACTCGCACTCGGGCATTTTCTTTATCACAGTTGTATATTTGCGAATATCATGCGACATTGTAGATGTCATCTTCCAAACTCGAATTGATACAACAATATAAACACGATGAATAGATTTCAATTTATCGTATATCGAACTATTAATATACTAATAAAAATGCCAATTTCTTTTCGCTGATTGTAATATAGAAATAACCCATTATACTATTGTATCGCGATGAGTGCAATTTCTACGTCATATTCTGTACCACAAACATTATATTCAGGTGCCAATCCAGTAAGCCCATCTCCGGCGAATGATAACAATACACCGGCAACTTTCGCGTCAAATGACCATTTAGAACGCGTAAAAAAATCGCAATTCATTCTAGAAAAATACCCAGATCGGGTTCCTCTTATCATTCAGCCGTCTAAAAATGATCGCACTACTTATCCGATTGACAAGTCGAAATACATAACACCGAGAGATTTGACCTTACTTCAATTACAGCAAATTATTCGTAAGCGTATCCGTTTTCCGTCTGAGAAGGCATTATACATGTTCATCAATAATAAGTTATATCCCATCACATCACTTATCGGTCCAATTTACGACGAAAATAAAGATTCTGACGGGTTTTTGTACATTACGTATTGTCAAGAGAACACGTTTGGTCATTAGTAGTGTTTCACACAGCATAAGTAACATATATAGATACAAAAGTATATATCCATACAATCTATATATGTTATCATTCTTTTCCAATATAAAACATATTATTCGTGAAAAGTTGACACATAAAAATCTCTCAACAAGGGCAAAACGATACCAAGTAATAGTGATGGGATCTGAAATAATAAATGTTGACGACGATGAGAACGATCATGAAAACGATCATGAAAACGAGAACGACCACCTTCTTAATAATACACCACCAGAAGAACCAGTGCCCCCACCGCCTAGTCCATCAAAAATGCATACATTCTTCAATACAGACATTGAAGATACAACTATGAAAACGGATTACGAATTGCAGACTCTTATCACAACTATAAAACTGTCGAATATCGACGTAACTAAACTCATACTCGAACCCCGATTCGAAGAATTCGTACAAAATATACCAGAAATATCAGATGTTTTAAAAATAAAACTAAAATTATTATACGTGATTATTGCGTCAAATTTATACTGGAAATTGTTTGAAGAAAAAAAGGTTTATCGATCATCAAAAACAAAACACGCGTTGGGTGTTTTTCGATATAATGATTATATTATTCGTATCGATGATTCACCCTATAGTTTTATAAACGAAATGGACGTCATCCATGCATTATCAACAAAATCGCCAGGGTGGTCACCGTCAACATCATCTGTAAATAATATTATATTGCCTTTTTTAGTGTATACAAATGTCAAACGAGATGCAAAAAATCGCGTGTGTGATTGCAATACTCCAATATGTGAATGTAGATACCTAGATGGCGCGGATAATCACCCAAAAATGAATGAATTAACAGAGGAAGGGCGTTACTATTATAACGCATTACGGGAAAATTCAATTTCGTTTAGTATTCAGCGTTACGTAAAAAATACCGAACAATTGTACAATTGGATAAAAGACAACATGAATAGCTATAATCAGTTTTCAAATATTCAGTATTCATTCTTTATCGATTTATTTCTTAAGTGCGCGATATTACTTCGTGATCTTCATGCAGCCGATATAGTACACGGTGATATAAAACCGGATAATATTCTTGTATGTGAAGGCAATGACTTTAATTTGCACCATTCGAAAAACTGTAAAAATTTCTCTGTATACCTAATTGATTTTGGATTATCTGGTATAAAAAATGCTGGATATGGAACAGGGGGAACCATCCCATATTGTCATCCTGAATTTAAAAATATTCACGATACAAGTCGTTCAAGTAAATATAACTGGAAAAAACAGCAACTAAAACACGATATATGGTCTCTTGGTATTCTTTTTATCACCTTGTATATCTATCGTGATTTTTATAATTATTATCATAAGTATCCCGGTTATTTTTTCACAAAGGATGGATATATATCATCGCTAATATTAGACGTTATATCTAACAATAAACTTCACGAACTATTTTCAAAAATGCTTTCGCATGAAGGAATATCGATTAATGAAGTGTGTGAATTATTAACTTCAATGCAAGTATAATCTACAAGTTCGCGGTTGTTAGTGTGACTTCTTTTTGCCCAGAGACATATTCTGAAACTGGCACCGATGCTAGTAATGTAACTGATTCCGACGGCTTTTGTGTAATGGGTGGCGCGGTTGCATCACCATTATTCGATGATAGAGTTGTTGTTGCGGAGGCAAGAGCCACGGATGCCGCATTCGCCACAGTACTCGGAATATGTGCTTCATCGGGGGTAGGTGTAGGGGAGGCAACTACGCTTCCAGCGTTGTCCTTTTTTTCTTGGATTGTTTCTGTCATTGAGTTCATAATACTATATGGATTGCTACTATTTCCACGTAATGATTTCGGTAGGTATTGATCTTCAATAGATGGGGTGTATTCTGAAGGGGGTGCCGCGGTTGAACTCACGGCACTATTATTGACTGGTTGTTTAACGGTTTTTCTTTGAATCTCTTGTTTCCCGATGGTACGTTTTTCAAGGGTATCTCGTTTCGTATTCATGTTCTGAAGTGTAGCCATTACCAATTCTGGCATGATCGCGATTGTGTTCATATAGGTTCTGTATTTGAATGAACATACACTCGTTTCTGAACCTGTAAATTTTATACTATACCACCAGTACGCCGGAATAAACATTGCCATCCCTTGATATAAGTCAACCTCTAATGTTTTGATTTTATCGAAATCGTCTTGGTATTCTGGTTGAACCTTCCATGGGTTCACTGGTGATCGAAACTCAAACACGTCATAATCATTATTTGGGTATAAGTATCGCGTGTCTTTGGGCGGAATAAGCAATATTCGTACGCTTCCTTGTGTTACTAGAAAATAGTTTCGATAATTGATTTCATATCGAAGGGGCGTTATGGTATTTTTGGACGCAAATAGTACATCATACATACATTTTGAAACCATATAAGGACGCAGAAACTCGTCGTTCAATTGAAACGTTTTGATTAACCCCGTTTCATCTATGAAGTCCGAATTGTTTTCACTTATATATTTCATTTCAGTATCATTTTGCAATACTTCATGCGCGATCTTTAATGCTACTGGAATGTACAATACAAATTCGTTCTCTTTATTTTTGGTATCATCTGCCGACGATGAGATCGAATGTATTGAAGAAGGGTTCTTCGTTAGATCACGAATGTTGATGTCAAATGCGCGATAACTATTATGGATGGCTTGATAGGATAATTGGTTAAGTAGCGGTTCATTATAATATTCGAATGTGGTGGGTTGCCGTATATCACACACTTCTTCTAAACGTTGTTTCGATGGTTGGTCTATTTCATATACTTCTAAATCATTGCTTCGTTTCAAATGAAAATGAATATGAAGATAAAAAAATAAAACGATACAAAAAATTAAAATAGATACAATCAGCATTGTAAATATGAATACTACTATCTAGTGAAACTATATTATCTTCGGCTTCGGTAACGGTGTGATCGTCGGCTTCGGCTTCGGCTTCAGCTTCGGCTTCGGCTTCGGCTTCAGCTTCGGCTTCGGTCTCTGCATCCACGTTACATTCGTGTCGTTCTTCATATCGTGATGGTGACATCTCCGGTTGATATAATCCATCTTCATCTAGTTCGTTAACTTGTTCATCTTCTTTCGAATTATTATTATTATTATTATTATTATTATTATTCAATAATCGTAAAAGCATGGTATTCATTTCATTCATCATCTGTTGCTGTGAATGTATAAGAGAACGAAGTTCTTGATTCTCCTTGACGAGTGGCTCGATCTTCATTATTACTTCCGAGAGATTGGTTTCATTGACAATTTTATTGACAATCCCCTCTACAAATTCACGACTATTTGTTAAATCGTTCATGACAACATCCATCAAGAGTTCTTCGTCTTCTTCACCATCAGTGGCGTCATTTGCGTCATTTGCGTCATTTGCGTCATTTGCGTCAGTCGCGTTATTTGCGTTATTTGGTGCATGTCCACCCTCTTTTCTATCCACATTTTTATTGGATTGAATATCGTCTAATTGACGAACGATATTATGTAAAATATGATTGTGTTCTTCAAGTTTAGCATCGTGTGACTTTAGAACAACGATCGGTGGTGGAACTACTCCAGTATCGAGTATCATACTTACAAATGGTGTCAACTGTCGAGTAGGACCCGATGATACGGAAGCATTATGTGCGAATGTGTGTGGTTCTACAACTGTTTTGTATTTCGGATTCTTTCGAGGAACACCCTTTTCATAAATAAACTCGGGTTCTCTAAGGGAATCAATTGAAACGGGTCCTCTTCGTTCGTATATTTCTGGCGTTTGTTGCTGGTGCTGGTGCGGTTCTCCAGCCATTTCCATCTGTTTTGCAATCTCCATTTTCTGTCTTAAAATTTGTGTTTGAATCTCGTTTTGTTTTTGAAGAACACGCAACTTCTCAGGCGGTATTGAGGATCCTTGCATTTGTATTAGTTTTGTCCGTTCGGTCAGTTGTAGTTTGATAAGTTCTATATTTTCATAAATGTTCATCTGTTGTGGGGGGAATCCTCCATTTTGCATTATAGGAAATGATTGTTTACTATTTTCGGCTTGGAAAGTGGGCGCTACAATTTTCACCCCATTATTATAATAAGGAGAGCCTGCTACCGGCGCACCACTGTTTGCTAAAGGCGCCCCTGATGCTCTACGTTTTCGTGCAGCTGACAATGCCGCGCTACCACTCATATTATCGTATGTTTGTCCGTTTACCTACCTACGCCCGTGAAGATTATAAAATGTAATAACACATTAATTCTATATTATTTTCGCATTTTCATCGATATCGAATCGTAACTTTGATATTCTGATAATTTAAAATCGGTGATTGCATAATCGTTGATGTTTTCTCTCAAAACCGAGATTTCAAGACGGGGGAAAGGAAATGGACGACGCAATAATTGCGGTTTCAACGCTTCAATATGATCGTCGTAAATATGCGCGTTTCCTAAATAATAGATGAACTCATGTGCAACTAATCCACAGTGTTTGGCCAATAGGTGTGTTAAAAAGCTGTAGGAGGCAATATTGAATGGAACTCCTAAACCTACATCACCGCTTCTCTGGTACAATGAGCATGAAAGACTGTTATTTTTATCCACGTTGAACTGGCATAGTACATGACAAGGCGGTAATGCCATTTTGTCCAGTTGACATGGGTTCCACGCCGACATAACCAGTCTTCGTGAAAATCTCTCGACAGGATCCTTCAAGCATCGAATAATCTCCGCAAGTTGATCGACTCCTTGACCCGTATAATCTGTCTCATGGGTTTCGTATTTCGCGTTGAAATGTCGCCACTGATGCCCGTATACTGGTCCGAGATCGCCTTCGGCGTAGTGCGATAAACCACGCGAGTCGAGAAAATCACGCGACGCATTACCATCCCAAATATGAACGCCGGATTGTTGTAATAATCGATTATCTGTTTTACCTTGAATAAACCAAAGGAGTTCTTTCAGACATGTTTTCCATGCCATTTGTTTTGTGGTAAGTATCGGGATGGACCCTTGGTCTAATGAAAATACCATTGCAGCGCCAAAAACGGAAAGGGTATTCCCATTACGGCTTACGTGGGTCTGATTCTGTTGTAAAATATCATGAATAAGATTTAGGTATTGATATTCCTCGTGTGGAACAATAAACAACGTAGATGTCGGCATAGGTACCAACGTAGGTACAAGATCGGGAGGATGTTGTAAAGCAGGTACAAATGTTAGAGTACTTGTACTCGATGTATCTGTAGCAACATCCGTATTATCATGTTGGGTTTCAATTCGATAGTGTGGTACACTATTGATACGTGCGAAGTTACGAATCATTACTATAAATTAAACCAATAAAAGTGTTTAATTTATATTCCATGACGATTCCATATTCCATATTCCATAATGATTCCATTCTATAAATAATATTATTCCCTTTATATATACTCAATAATGGAGGCATTTGAAGAAACCGTCAAAGAAGGATCGAAACGTGGAAGTTCATTCGTCGATCATGTCTTCCGTTTAGACGAACAACAACAAGGCGTCTTATTAAATATCGTGCAATACACAATCATCGGATTTGTCCCCATTTTACTTATGTTGTACTTGGTTCGAACATACGTCCCTGAACCTGACGATCACAAGGCAACACTAATGATTTTAGTGGAAATTATCGGCCAGATTCTCTTTATGTTCGTATTCATCTACTTTATTCATCGGGTTATTACGTATGTTCCAACCTACTCTGGATATAGATACAGTGAATTCAACTTCACAACTACGATTTTAGGAATATTGATGATTCTGTTGAGTATTAAGACAAAGTTGGGTGAAAAAGTCCAGATTCTCGTAGAGCGCACAATTGAATTGTTGGGCGGGGAGACGAGTTATAATGGTACTGCTGGCGGCGCAGGAACTGCCGGCAAGGGTGCGCAGGGAGGCGGTGCAGTTCGCATTACACAACCATTATCGCAACCTTACGCGGGTGGTGTTCCCGGTGGAATGATCGGTGGCGGAATGGCACCTCCTAACCCTGTCCTCACGACAAACCGTAATACCGGCACCGCTGATTATGGTCTCTCGCAAGCGTCTCAGCAGACACAGCACTTTAACAGCACGTATGCGCAGAATGTCGGCGCAGGAATGCCCGGCGGTATGATGTCATTTGAGCCAATGGCCGCGAATGAAGTGATCGGTACGAAGTTTTAAATTCACTTCTCAATGAAAATCTCTCGTTCAACACTTTTCATAATCTTACGTTCACCAATCGGGTCATCTTTTATTTCATGAAGCACGTTTTTCACCATCTTATGATGAAAATCTTGCAATCGACTATTCGTCTCCCAACCAGGGTGTAAGTCCATCCACTTCTTAATCGCAAAATACTCTTTATTCGCGATATCCACGAATGCCTGGCGCATCCTTGCATTCCCTTCGTCTTTTGCCCATTGATGATTATCGCGCACATAAATCGTATCCCTCTTTTGATCTGTACAGTGTATCGGGCGTTTATACAGATCTATTTGTTTCAAACCGTCGATCATGACTTTACTAATCCCTTCCACGAGGCCCTGGTTCCGTGTATACGTTAGATCGTCCATCGTGATTTCGAGAGAATTGACAAAGTCCGAGAGATTGACCGCGTCTTTACACTGTTCATTCAAGAAAAAGTTCAAATTAAACTGGTTGTTATTCGTATTATTGACGATAATATTGCGCTCCTTACTTAGTTCTACAATCTGTTTTTGTAGGGTTTTATTCTGGTCTAATAACTCAAATACGAGTGAATTCACGATCGATTGCTTGTTTCGTTTTTTGCCAATAGTAAGCGCCGAAATCATTTTCCGAATATAATCCTTGAGTTTTTCGTTTTGTTCTGTGAGAAGTTCAGATACTGCCGACGATGCGGCATCAGACCCGCCTGTAATCGCCGACACATCATCTACGTCGTCGTGAATTGCAGATAATTCTGATCTTGACGATGACGACGAACACGAAGACGAAGACACCGATGTTGCATCATCCAATGACGCTTCATCTGTTTCACTACATTCGCTATTTTCCGAAACATGTACGCCAATCCCAGCCTCTGTTCCTGAATCTGAGATGCCTGAATAATGAAAAATACCGGCCATATTCGTTTCTCCAACCTTTTTTTTAGATTTGAAACGATAGCGTACAATTCGATTGTCATCGTCGCTGTTTACTTCGACAATCTCTCGGGAATCTGATTGGGCTATCTCTAATGGAATTGCCGACGTGGTGGTTGTTCTTGTCGTTGTCGTCGTAGTAGAAATAATCGATACAGATACAGAATCCAATAAAGCGTCTGATTGAGATTGGTGATGAAGACTAGACAATTTATTCACGGATTGATTATGTTGAAACTGAAGACAGGTTGACGTGTGTTTATAATAACTCGACCGGTGTGAATACGATTTTTTACAAAGACATATATATTTCCCATCCTTCGTAGCTGGCGGAGCCGCAGAATTTGTTTCATTCGATGCGCCGCCAAAAATCTCCGCTTCAAAAACGGAGGCTGCCGCCGTTACGGTCATTTCACCGCCGAAAATATTTGGTTTAAAATCAGGAAAACTCGGGAGATCAGAATATTCGTCTGTTGGGTTTTCAGCCATTTTTTCATCGTTCAAATTTGGTTTCATTTTCAAAATATAGAAATGTCCCCGCTCCTTCGCCTGAAATTCATTGTTACAAGCACATTCCTCCAGAATTTCACACTTCCAATTTGTCCAACCACCATTCTTTCGAATGGAATCATACAACCTTGTCTGAATAGAAAGATCCAAAGTCTCGCGCTTGTGCTTGTACTTCCGTTGTGTTAAGTTGGTTGTCTGGGAAATATAAGCGTCTGAAATCGTTGGGTTTTTACAAGTTAGTAGATAAACATATGTCTTAGAATAATCGGTGTACTTTCTCGGCATTTTCACTCGCTTAAAGTTTGTCGTCTTTTACCCCAATTTGTCGTCCTTTTACCCCAATTTGTCGTCTTTTTACCCCAAGGTGTCTTCTTTTTACCCCAAAAACTGTGTATATTTTAGTAGGATGTACGGCTATATTGACTCTATATACAGTCTATATTTTATCTCTATTATATTTTACTGATTTGTGATCGGTATTTCATTTTACCCCAAGGGTTCGGCAACATTCGCACCATCGGTTGGTCTAAATGTTGCCATTCTCACTTCAAAAATCGAACATCATCGTCACAGAGGTTGTCGTCTTTTGTCGTCTTTTACCCCAGTTTTGTATCCATGTTGCATTTTGACACTTTGGAGATTTTGGCAACATTTGCACCATATTCAGTCACATCACCAAAAAACAAAATGCTATATATCCCGCTAAACGAAAAAGGGTAAAATGGTATTTTTCGAAAAATGTCCAAATCCGGGTTTGCCCGTTTTACTTTTAAAACGCGTTTTTGCGCATTTAGCCTGACGAGAGCATATTCTTCGTTTTTCGGCATCTATGCATTAAAATATAGCGGGATCGATGTCATGTGAAATTACGAAGACAACTCCGACGCCATTTTGCGCCCGATCTGCGCCATTTTCCCGTCAGACTGACTTTTCAAAAATATATAAAATAATGCTATATATGCTCTACTTTTCAGTAAGGATGTAGTCGATGGTGCTTAAAAATAGAACAGTCAGTGCCAAATAAAGGAGATGTATCTATAATAAACAGAATTGATTGTATTCATTTATTGCGTATTACTTCGTATTATCAATGAAGAAGACAGTAGTGGTTAATTTGGAATATATGCGACCATCTGTGAGGGGTGGTGGTGGTAGATCACGGTCACAGTCGCGGTCCAGGTCGACTTCCGTTAAACGGGGGAAATCACGCGATTCATCCGATCATGAAGAACTGAGTATAGAGGCATTATTGCATCAGTACAAGGACGACAACGACGACGACGACAACGATGCACAAGACGAGACAACGACGAATGAAGATGACGTAAGCGATGACGTAAGCGATGACGTAAGCGATGACGTAAGCGATGAAAGTAGCGATAGTGGTATTGAATCTGATAATGAGTTCGCCAAAGAACAGAGGCAACGAATACACCCAAGCGTTAAGGATTCAGATTATGCGGTAAACTCCGATGATGACCTACTTCAATCTGTACTAGACGAACCTACATTTCCACTTGATATTAATGCGATATTATCTGCAATGAATAAAACAGAGAATAACACGATTGCGAATATGACGCTGAAGAAAATAACCGCGCGAAGACACGAGATTCTCTCGTCATTGAATTTGACAACGGAGAAAATGGAGGAGTTCGAACGCAAGTTACACATGTACCGCGTCATTGAAAATCCGTATGATCTTAAACATAATCAATTGATTCGATGGATACCGCTTCGTTCTCTCGAAACACGACCGTATGTAACACTTGGAGGGACATTATTCCGTGTGCGCGAAAACATGGAAGAAAAGGTACACATTGTTACGATCAGAAATATCAAGAGGTTTGTATTTAATATCCGATTTGAACTTAATGTGGTATTTCAGCGATTAAGCCAAGAAGAGCTTATGATTCTACGGGCAGTAGAATATGTAGAGAGCGAAGGCGAGAGCGACGTGTAAGCACGGATACGTCAAGGTCGTCGTAGAATCAAATCCTTCACCGATTTTGTGATATCTGTGTTGAAACGAGCTCGAAGTTGGTGTCCGCGTATCGATTTACATGTAAAACCGTGACGACGTAGTTTTTTATTCATGAATATAGACCGAGTACAATACGCAATACGACGACTTTTATCCGCGGATGCGCGTTTTGTTCGCGCTCTTGTCATCATCGTTGTAGGCGTGTCTTTCGTTGGCCTTATGCAACGACATAACTTTTCAGCAAGAATGCGATGTACTCGTTTTTTTATAGTTTTCGTAGAAATGGATGCGGTTGATGCAGTGCGCATAGGTTGCGAACCACGACGGCCGTAATGATGGAGTATTTTAAGGTAATCACTACGTGTCAATTTCATATCCTCATCAATATCATTATCCGTATATTTTGGACTAGACGCAGATTGCCGTGCTGGCATAATAATTGTTGTAATACAATATTATTGTTGTAATACAATATTATATTATAACATTACTATAATTATATAAATAGAAAAATGAAACAGAAAGCCGTAGTATTTGATGTGGATCAAACACTCGGTGATTTCACTCAATTTTCTATTTTTGGACACGTGATCGAAGAATATTTCAACAAACCAGATATCATGTATCGTTATTTCAATGATTTAGTTGATTTATACCCGGAAATCATACGACCAAATATGGTTCGTATATTAGACTATATTCGTAAAAAGAAGGATTCCCGTGTTTGTAGTAAAGTGATGATATATACGAATAATATGGGTCCGGATAAATGGGTAGGGCATATTCGCCAGTATTTCGAACAGAAACTTCGCACATTATCGGGGTCGGGGTCGGGGTCGGGATCTTCACTTTCGTCTCATACAAAGAACGGTCTAGCAATCGTGCCTCCACTATTTGATCATACCATCGGCGGTTTCAAACCAAATCAAGAAAACGCGTCATCGTCTAAATATCCACAACGCACGACCGGTCATAAAACCGTAAATGAACTTATTCGATGCGGTCGTCTTCCTTCTGAAATCGAAATATGCTTTTTGGACGATATCGAACACCCTAAAATGGTGGATGAACGCGTATATTATATCAAATTACAACCATATCATTCCTATATACCATTCGAACTATTTGTTGTCCGTTTTCTGAATAGCGCATTATTTCGGGATGTATTCGATAAATTCCATGTACCATCAATTACGCCAGGTATGGCCTCATCCTCAAAAAAACAGATTCTCTCGATCGAGTTACATAATCTCTTTATGAAGTATGCGAAACTATCCGAATATGATGCAAAAGAGTTCCAGCGAAAACTCAATCCGAGGGAAATCGACGAAATTATCAGCAAATATATATTATACAATCTTCAGCAGTTTTTCCGAGATGGACCACCACCTCGAGGATTAAAAGTGTCTTCGACGAGTAGGCGACGTAATACAAAAACATCTAAAAAAAATACGTCATCACGAAGCCACTCGCCACCATCGTCGTCGCCCGCGGCGCAGGCTGGTACTATTTTTTATGTAGATAAGAATACATCTGTTAAGAATATGCGGAATAAGACTGTCCGAAACCGATAGATAGTTGGTTATAATGTTTACTAATGATGAATGCATGAATATTCTTAATTGAACCACGACAAAACTCCAGATGCCGTCGTAAAGACGACACGTTGACCAGCGGCTTCTGCAGTCGCTATAGCCTCTTCTCTTGCGATTTTCACTGCAGGTGTTTCGTGTAACTCATCAATGTAAACAATACCTTCTTCTTGTCGCGCGACGATGCGTTGTCTTGCATCCTGTAGTGATTTCTCGAATTGTTCTCGACGTTCAGTAACGACCCATCTCTGGTGACGCACGTTTGAGATATGTCGGTCCCAGTTGCCTTGAGCGCCACGCCATCCACACTGGCAACTCACCGGTCGAACAACCTCCAATTCATGAAACGTGTCATCAAACAGTCGTGTCATAATGACTTGTATCGCATGGTGAAGTACCATTGGGCTTGTTTCGTACCCAGCATTTCCTTCTTCTGGTTTGTAATTCACGAGCAGCTGAAAGATCTCTCGTTCTTCTCCGCGGTGAACGAGGTTGTGTTCATCGTGCATGTAAATACTTGCCTCATCTCCGCACAGTTCAATAACGATATCATCTGCAACGCCCATGATTTCTTCGTAAAGGTCTTCATCCGTTTCTTCGATTTCGTCGAGCGTCAACCAGCAACGCAAGATATCGCCTGGACGTCGCTGGGCCAACACAGTCCGCTTTTGTTTGTGTAAAGATCCGAGTGCGTTCATTCCACGTAAATACTCACCTTCGGGGATTTTGTCTTGATTGTCTTCGAGAACCGCCATCATTGTATCCAGATCCTTTTGTATTTCGTCACTTGCCCGTGCGAGTAAACCTCCGTTTCCATTTCCGTTTCCTGACATTCTATCTATATCGCGTTGTTCGATGCTTACTTTATTCGTTGATAAAAACATTTCAATTTTTTATCAATGCATGAATGAATGCATGAATGAATGCATGAATGCATTACGTCCAACCACGGACTCCATCAATAATCTCATTGTAAACTGGATGAATAACCTCCTTGCTAATTGATCTCACTGGTTGTACGATTCGCTGTCCTATTTGTTTCTGGGTATATTGAATCACTGTTTCAGAGACAATATGAGTAATCATAATGAATACACACATGTACATAATGAGACGTCGATCGATTTCACTAAATTTACTTCCACCAAGTATTGCGAATTTGGGATTATTCCATGATATAGTATTGAATCGTAGTAACAATATAACTACTGCCGAATATAATAAGAAGTTTCGTAACATAGGAATATATTCAGGTAGAGTAGTATAAAATCCTAGTAATAATATCCCGTATGTTCCATAGATGATATAATCAGCGTATTTCAAATAAGACGCATATTTATTAAAAACGGGTGTTAATATCTCACGGATTGTGTATATGAATGAAACTACTGCGTCTTCTATCGTATTTATGATTGTGTTCATGTACAATACAAACAATACAAACAATACAAATAAATATGAAATCGTCTATATTATTGTCATATTAAAATCTAGGACGGCGTATCCGACGATACATAAAAATCAAGCAATCGCGCCGATGGGTCAAGTACTCCCTCGCAGAATGGATGTCGCCAATAATACGGGATGGTTTCTCCGCGTGCTTCGTAGATCGTCTCAAATACCCGACGATAATAAAAGCTTTCTTTGTCATAGGGCGGATTGTGAACCGAATACATATAGTTATTCTTGTTATTGTATTCGCTGTCCGTTACCATGAAGTCGGAATGTTCTTTGATCATTTGAACCCATGTACGTCCACCATCAGCAGAGCTTACCCCATCACTGAACGCCTCTTTTCTACGCCAGAGCACATTTTCAGGCAACAACCCTTCATTTTCAAACGCCTTTCGAAGAAGGTACTTCTCTATTTTATCATCCGTAAAACGCTTGAACTGTGGCGGGATACGCATAACATACGAAAGAAACTCCTTATCCGCAAACGGAACGCGTGCCTCTAATCCTGTGCCACTAATGCTCTTATCTGACCTGAGTAGATCAAAGAAGCGTACATCGCGAATCATCCGCTCATTTTCGCGGTGAAACTCTGCGTCGTTCGGTGCTTTCTGGAACCCGCGATATGATCCAAAGATTTCATCCGACATATCTCCACAGTAAATTACGACATCGTCTGTTTGTTGTTGAATGTATTTACTCACGAGGTAATTTCCAACGGATGCGCGAATTGTTGTGGTACAATAACTCTCGGTCTGATAAATTGTTTCATAGATTGCGTCTAAGAAGTCGCTCTCTCTAAGTGAAACTTCATGATGACATGTACCCAAATGTTCGGCCACACGACGAGCCCACATTAAATCAACGGATCCTTCAAGTCCAATACTGTATGTATTTAGAACAGTATCTGGCGCACGATGCTTCAATTCTCTCGCAACAATAGCAGTGACAAGTGAACTATCCAGCCCACCTGACAGTAAGCATCCAACCGGTCGTTCACTCATTAAACGCTTCACTACGGCCTTGGTAAATAGCTGGCGAATATTCGTACATATCTCCTCTTCAAGTGCGACGTTATCATGAGACACATCAGCCGGATTGGTTTCCATCACCGGGTAGGAATAATCGACACGGATTTCCTTGAGTTGACATTCCAATCGAGAAATATGAATCAAGTTTTTTAGACTACATTCTGAATTACGCTGTATGGTTGCATATTCATAATACGAACGAAAAACTGCATTTCCATCTACAGTATCTTCTCCCACGTACTCCATATAACAACCTGCCGGGAATTGGAGAACCGTCTCGCAAATCGCATGGATGGATTTCATTTCACTTGCTACACATAAACCATAATGGTCTGGGTTCAATGAAACACATGTTAAATCTGAATATTCGCCACCAAACATTCCATCATGACGGCTAACGCCAATATAAAGCGCGCGTACACCCACCGGATCTCTCGCAACATACGTCGCACCACTTTCGTAATCATGCAATACAAATCCGAATACGCCATCAAGGCGCCGAAGTGTATCCATAATACCGATTTTGCGATACAAATGAATAATAATCTCGCAGTCAGATCCGCTGTTATACTCACCTTCTAAACTGAACTCTGTAATCAGCTGACGAAAGTTGTAGATCTCGCCATTACAGATGAGTCGACAGTTTTTAAAGTGAAATGGCTGGTCTGCGGTCGGATCCAAACCGTTAATAGAAAGACGATGAAACCCCCATGCGCGATTTTCATCTTTCATAAATACAGATTTATCAGGTCCACGATGACAGGACAACAACGAATTCTCCTGTAATGTTTTAAGTTGAGTAAGTGACAAGCGCCCGACCGTTTGGAAATAAAATATACCGCACATGATGTGTGTGTGTGTATATTTATTCAACATGTACCGTTTAAACCCTTTAAGCCCGTATTGGCTTATTTATATCAATTTTCATTACTATTCTCGTAATAAAATTGATATAAATAAGCAAATATTATATTAAGCATTTGTAACCGGAGACACGCACACCCACATACCCCGCAATGGTAGACAATTCCAACAGTAAGCATATCAACCACATCAATCAACTACTTCACAATAAAGGAATCAAGCAAGAAGACCGGATAGGAGTGTTGACATCATTGTTTGAGAGGCGGAAGAGCCTCACTGTGGAAGCAACAGCGACATCAACGGCGACAGTCGTCGACCCGCGATTCAGCGACATCATGGACGCCATAAACGCGATTGATTTTACAAACAAGGAGATATCCCAGGAAATATTCATGTTATTTGGAAGCAAGCTTACGCGATATAAGCTTGACCAGTTTTATACTCCATTGACCATTTCTGAATTCATAACGGGAATGATGATCCCTGGAAAGGCGGCAGTAGATCCCGCAGGAGGGACGGGTGATTTATTGGTTCATTACAACGGGAATATTCATATGTGGGATGTCGACGAACATGCATTGGAGCTTTGCAGGTTCAATTATGAGCTCAATATGAAAAAGAACTACCAAATCAAGTGTGCGAATTCACTTACGTTCATTGGAGATCACGACAACGCCGCCGCCGAAGCATTTGATTATGTAACCATGAATCCTCCATTTGGTTCAAGTACTATCATCACTGATAACACGATCCTACAACATTACGAGTTAGGGGTTGGTCGAAAGAAACAGGAAATCGGTATTCTATTTTTAGAATTAGGTCTCAAGTTATTAAAACCAGACGGTATTCTTTTCGCGATTGTTCCTGCGGGATATGTTGGAAACTCGACGAAACCATGTATGGACCTTCGTGGTTTGTTATTGCGTAATCGTGTTATTGCTTCAATCGAGTTACCGAAGCAGTCATTCAAACGTAGTGGGACAGGTGTAAATACATATATAGTAGTGATTCAGAAGAAGGTGCCCGCGCCCACGCCCCCGTATCCAATCTTCATTTCCGCGATTGAGAACATCGGCTACGAATTATCAAAAGCGAATACGCCAATCAAGTACAAAATCGTCCGCGAGACGGGCGAACTACAAATGCAAAACGGACGAAAGGTATTCCGAATACAGTACATCGAGCAGATCACGCAGACGCAGGCGCAGACGCAGACGCAGGCGCAGAAACATTCGTATATGACACCGTAATATCTTCATCATTGCAGGATATGATTCTCGACGTCAACCGTTATACTCGAAAATACCGATCGCTCATCGCGAAATTAAAGTCAACGCCCGGGTTCGCCACGATCAGTGACCTTGCAAAACTGATAGTGAAACCAACCAAGATTGATAGTCGTAAGAAGTACAAGTATATCGACATTGGCGAGATTTCAACACCGCTGTATGGGAGTAAAGAGTTATACGGGTGGGAGTTACCATCACGTGCCAAGTATTCGCTTCAAAAGTACGACATCTTAGTAAGCAAATTGGAAGGAACTGTCTCTTACTGCGTGATTTTGGACGACTCGGATAATTATATATCAACAAATGGTGTTTCAGTGATTCGACCGAAAAATATGAACGCATTGTATATATTATTCGCGAATATTACCAAGAAAGACTTTATTGTGCAACACAACGCATACCTCACCGGAAGTATTATGGCGTCGTTAAGTGACAGTGATATTGGTGATATTCTGATGAACACCCAGATCGACGTTGAGATGACAAAAAAAATGGTCGAAGCACTGACCGCATTGAACGCATTGCGTTTGTAATTATGAACCGAAATCCTGTATTATTTAATACGAATTCAATATGTCGTCAAATGATATCGTTGGTACGGTCACTGATGACGCAGCAGATGAATCCGAAGTGGTGGTGGAAGGCAATACTGACGAACCTGAACTTAAACCTGTAAATAGTGATTGAAATGCCGTAGCATATTTT